TAAAATCGAGTTGATCTCGTTAACCTCTATTTCAATATCGGCCCGGAGTTTTTCCTGAACAGCTTCATCATGGCCCGCCTTTTCGCTTAAGGCTTCGCCCATTGCTTTAACCATCGCCGGGGGAAATTGACTGGACTGAACCAATTCATCGCCCTCAGCGTTTGTCTGTGGCTCAGGTTCGGGTCCGCACTTGATCTTATGTAATCGCGTAACTGCTGTTCTAAATTCCTTGCTTTGGGGGTGAACCGGGTTACTGTACGGGTGTTTTTTGTCTGCTCCAGCCTGCGCATAGATTTTGTTCAGCGTAGACCCTGCCTGTTCGGACGTAAAAGACTCGATGTCTGCGGGTACGTCATAATATACTGGTGCTTGATCGTTTTCCATGATTTTGGTTCCTTTTTTAATTATGTAAAAAATATGGTTTTTTTTTCTTTATTTAAACTCTCTGATATTCGTTTGGTGAATGATTTTGTGGCGGTGACTGGTTCCTGCGTCGCACCAGCTCCATCCATCCAAAATAAGCGTAACATAAACTTTCCATAGCAGGCGAATCGCCGAAGCGAACCCCTGCAGGATTCTGCAAGCCTTCATCTTTTAACCGCCGGGACAATAAAAACTCTTCATTGATAATGATCGTTCCGTTTCGCCGGGCCTGATTGATCTTCGGTATTAAAGTCATAAACGGCTTTTGCTCTTCAATGCCGTATAATATCGGAGAGTGTTGTATTTTCATGTTGTATTGACGCAACAAGTCGGACAGGGCAGTATCATTCGTGTCACTAAAAACAAAATCCCCAAAACCCCTATACGTCCCGGCCCGAAAGCTAAATTTTTCAATCATCCACTTAACCGACTCAACCAGTTTGACAATGTCCGACGATTCAAATTCATCGAGCAGCGTAAACCGTTTGTCTCGAGTTTGCTCTCGGGTTATCCCAAAACAGCTTATGAACCCGGCCCTATCGCCTGCCGGCAAGGCTAAACCCAAAATAAAACTTCGGTACTCTGATAATGCCTGGTTAGTTAGTTTTTCCTGTTTCATTAGTTACCTTCAATTCCATATATTGCGTATCTCAGGGCATCGCAGGTATGATCGTTAACCTTCAACGGTTCATCTTTTGCGTCTTTAGTTTCACTACCTTCGGCCCACCGATACCCCTGAACCTCTTGAATTGTTTTCTTACACGTAGAGAATATTTTTAGGCGCGGTTTGCCGTTCGCCTGAACCTTCAGGACGGCTTGTACGGCTTCAATGCCTAGTCCTACCGCCTTACGTGCCGGTTCGCTGTTAATATTAAGGGCACGAAGTTCGGCGACATCCTGACTATCATGGTCGGCGCAGGTCATACGGTATCTATCGCCAGTAGATATTTGTTTAATCCGTTCGGCGTGATAAGCTAAAGTTTCCCGGGCCTGATAATGTTCGGCGTAAACATACCATGTTCGATCGTCGTCACGCGCTAACCACAAACAAACGAACGGGTTATTATAGCCGAAGTCAATCGACCGAAAACGACTCCAGTGTTCGGGTATTTCGAACGGCTGACAAACATGAGTTGCTATAGAAAAGGTTTTATAAACACTACCATAAAACGCCGCGAACCTGCCAGCAATGCGAGTTTCCTGAACCGATTCGGGCCATTCGCGTATCATCAGTTCTATTTCAGAGTCGTCAATATACCCGCCGCGACTAACACGGTTATCATTCAAGTTTGCAAAATGAACCGAATCACTTTCAGGTAGGTTCTTTATCCTCTCTTCGAACCATGGTTGAAAAACAATCGGCGTCATTGTTTGAGCAGAAAAACCATTCTTATCTAATAACCGGGCTTGTATCTCTGTCCAAATACCCTGACTATCCGACTTGCATTGTTCGTCACCATAAAACGCATCGATCGCCCGGCCCTGAAATACACGCCGGCCCTGATCGTATGCAAGTAATTCGATAACATTGCCGTTGACTAACTGAACTTCCCGGGGTATATCCGCATTTTTATTATGCCAGATAATATTTGCAATCTGGTTTTCGGGCAAATACTTCTTTATCTTTTCTTGCCATAGCAGTTTTCCAACCAGTGACCAGGTATCACACGCGGCCCATATGATCGCTTTTTTTGGTGTCTCTCGATAAGGGTGTATCCCCAAAGCAAACGAACATAAATCAAATCCGATGTTCGACTCAGACTTGCCGCTTCTATTGCCGCCTAATAACCAGCGATATTTTGCCGGGCTTGCGTGAAAAGAACTCATGGCAGGCAATGAACCGTAAAGCAAAATTGCCTTGCCTGCTGACCTTATCATATTGTCGGATATTTTATTTTCGGTGACTATCATTTTTTTTCAATATACCTCTAATCAAATCACATTCATCATCGGACAGGCTCGGAGTTGTATCGACTTGTACGTGTTCTTTTGGCTTTCCCAAATCCCGGTCAATCACGTATTGAGCAAATTTCCCGGACTTCGGGACTTCCCCGGCTTTTACGTCCTCAACCAGTTTCATTGCCGCCTGTTGACTTTGTGATAAACCCTTCTTTTTCGCCTTTATGATCTGCGCGTCAGACATCTCCATATAGTTACAGAAATACCGCCATAATTGCGTTCGTGCTGCGGGTGGGCCAGCAGGGTTTCCGCTTTGTCCGGGTTTCCACTTAACACCCGCCGTATTGCCTTTTGCAAATTTACCTCTTTTGTCCGTATTCGCTTGTTTGCCTGCCGTTTTTACCATTTTATTGCCTTTTTTTATAAAAAATCTCACGCGCTCGTCCGCGCTTCATATATTAATGCACCGGGCCCCGGTATGGGGGGTTTAGGCCTTCTACGCCTGCTCGCCACTGGGGAGAGCGCACAGGCCAATCGCAAGGGCTAACAAACGATCGTCCAACCATAAACCCCTTCCATGCGGCGGGCGCGCCTATCACGATTAAGCGCGTCCGAACGTTATTCATACTACTATCGATCTTCCTTCCCCCCCGGGTATCTTTTGTTAGTGCCCTGCCTGTTCTACTTACCATTGCCTGCCCCCTGTTTATCCATGCCGGGTAAGGACCGATCATTGTTGTTTGCTCGTTTGTGCGGTTCGCTGTTGCGTTTACGTTTGCCCTTACCCGCCATGAACGCCTTTACAGCAGTCAATATAGCTTTGTCGTAGTTTTTGCCTTTAGTCTTCATACATGCCCTTCATGCTGTCTTGCAGGTCCTCAAACGTTACGCCGACATACATGTTTGCTGTTGTTACCGGGCTTGCGTGTCCCAGCAGTCTTTGAGTAGCGATAACGTTTTTTTCTTTCGCATAGTGTTGCGTCCCGAACGTATGTCTTGCGCTATGAATAGACAATTCAGGCGGTAACCCTGCCCTTTTTACCGCCGTTTTCCAGGCTTTTTGCAATGCCTGTGCTTTTACGCCGAACAAACTACCTTCTTTTCGGTTCAACCATGAAGTATATTCGATCAGGTGCTTCACAAGTTCCGGCCGTATCGGCATAGTTTCGGGTTTTTTGATTATGCGTTTTCCCCTTGTAACCGTCAAGGCCCCCCGTTTCGCGTCGAAGTCACTGATCTGTATTGACGCAAGCTCTGCGACGCGTAAACCTGTAGCCAAGGCCATATCAACCAGCATCCAGCTTTTAACCCCCCCCGAACGTCCATACGCAAGATCAACTAGGCTTCGGGCTTCGGTTACCGTTCGTAATTGTTTAACTTCATCCATGTTTAGATACTTTTCTCGGCCAATTGTCATTTTCCTATCCCTTCAGTATTGTAAATAGTATAGTTTACTAACACGTTTTTATATACTATACAACACTTTCGGGCATAGTCAACCAGTTTTTTTGTATATTATTGTAATTATCGATACTTTTTTTTTGTCCGGGCCGTTATATCTGCCAGAACCCTTATATTCAAGACCTTACGGGCCTTTGTATTTGCCATATCCGTCATAGCAGTCATAGTAAAAGGCTGTTACCTTCTCTAACTTTACCTATTTTTTAATACTGCGATAGGTAGGGTGTATTTGCTATGACTGCTATGACCGACGTAACAGCGAACCCCTGTTTTTGGCTCAATAATCCATTTGACCAATTTCTGCATCCTCTTTTACTTCGATTCCGGCGTATAAATTAGTACGTTTTCCGTCATACATTGGACGGGTTTTGACGACATTGAACATACTGTTTACCTCACGTCCGAAATTGGCCGCGTTCAAACTTTTATACCCGTTTGCTTCGCACCATTGTACGTATTGTTGGTAGATTTGAGCGCAGGGAGTTCCATCAAATTCGGGACTGTATTCGTAATTCTCCGTCAGGAACGCCGCGGCTGGATTCAGGGACAATTTATAGTTATCAAGGACTTTTCGGCATTTTTCCGGTTGCGTGAACTAGCCTGACTCTTTTAGGGACTCCAGGCCCACCATAGCCTAATTAAAAATACCTGGCAGTTCATCTGCAAGCTCGTTGGCCAAATTTTTCTTTTGCTGCGATTCGGTGTAAACTTTTTCGAAATCGACGAAGAGTAATCGTCTCCAGATTCCGAAACTCTTGTCATTGAATTTTGGTAGGTGATTCGTAGCAATCATCACCTTGGC